CTGCAGTCACAGCATCAACTCAGCACATTGCATGGCGACAGATTTCTTGGTATTCCAGAATGAAACCTGAACGATTTACTGCAACCTTTTTGTATATGTACCCGCCATAGTGAGTTTCTTTGTTCAACAAAGTAGCGTTACGGGAAGGTTTTTGCTTATCTATATCAGGCTGCACCACGAGACTACGATTGTCATACAGACTATAGCTCACAAGCGCAATGCATTCCCATGACGCTCTGAAAATCAATCTTCTACTTATTTAGATGATATGTCCAACAAATCATTTTCTAGAGAGTAGGCCACGATATGTTGGCGATGCAGATCCGTCATTGGGTGCCGAAATGTGTCGACATGGTTGCGCACGATCCATCAACACATCGGCGTGTCGACAATCATCATAACTTAACCGCAGTGCTGGGTTGCCATCGACAGCCCATGGTCGAGGAGCAGTTTCAGCCTACACGATCCCGCATCGGTTGTTATTCTATGATAGGATATATATATATATAAGTACTATAATACCATATATAGATGTAAGTACATTATATATATTATATATATATGAGTACTAAGCATAAGATTATATATATATGCAGTACGCAGACATCATTACGTTCAACCCTATTCTTTTGTTGTTTTTCTATTTCATAGACTCCTCTTCCTCTTACTATTTATGTCATTTGGCACATACTCATCTGTAGCGTGCCAAACGCTTATTCCTAGAACTTTCAGAACGTAGCACGAGAACAACCTGTAATCGTGGACTGTAACTATATATATGCAGTACGCAGACATCATTACGTTCAACCCTATTGTTTTGTTGTTTTTCTATTTCATAGACTCCTCTTCCTCTTACTATTTATGTCATTTGGCACATACTCATCTGTAGCGTGCCAAACGCTTATTCCTAGAACTTCCAGAACGTAGCACGAGAACAACCTGTAATCGTGGACTGTAACTTTGTGATTACAACGGATCGTTAGACGTTCTCACGAACAGTTCTGTTCTCGATGGAGCTTCTATGTTTGAGTCCGACAGTCACGCAAGTCGATAGCAGGAGCGAAACTCGTAAGGTCTAAGTTAACCCCTCGGCATCATCGTGATGCTATTCTCTCAGAACTAAATCCATACTCAAGGTGGCTTCAGTTAATCGTACCGTATCATGGAATAACAATCGTTGCGGGATCGTGTAGGCTGAAACTGTTCCTCGATCATGGGCTGTCGATGACAAAGCGGTTAAGTTATGAAGCGGTAAGTGACTGCGGTTAAGTTATGATGCTTGGCGACATGCCGATGTGTTGATGGATCGTGCGCAACCATGTTGACACATTTCGGCACCCAATGACGGATCTGCATCGCCGACATATCGTGGCCTACTCTCTAGGAAATACTTCGTTGGACGCATCATCTAAATAAGTAGAACGTTGATTTTCAGAGCGTCATGGGAATGCATTGCGCTTGTCTGTATGGCAATCGTAGTCTCGTGGTGCAGCCTGATATAGATAAGCAAAAACCTTATCGAACGCTACTGCAAAACAAACAGCGGATTTTAAGAACATATTTCAAGCTGAACATTTGCTGTTGAGGTGACGGTCGATGGGTCGATGTAGCAGAAGCGTTCTTAGTATCAGCAGGTCAATTCACCTCATGGGCGATTGTCGAAATTTGATAGGGTCTTAAGTTGCGGTGGGGGAGGAGCGGGGGAGGGGGAGCAGCCTACCAAGCACGGGTTTCCCACACTTGTATATTTTACACCTACACAATGGGAAAGCACAGAAACTCTCATGCTGTGCTTCGGTTGAAAACACGTCCATTGGTGACCAAATGAACATTTGGAGCCTACGATTGAGTGGCGAATGCTACATCTCACGTGTCTAATACCGCGTTCGACTCGTTTCCGAAGAAACATTATGCAACGCCCAAAGTATTGTTACCGATCGATTCAGCAAACCGTCTGTTTGGTCTTGCGTCCCCTCCATTTGAGGGTAAGATAGTGGAAATTGTGCGAGAGGATGGATATTTCAAGTAAATGCATTTTTAATTTCTGTGTCACCCCATCACTGTAGATGCTCACCGTCCATGGTGTAGTGGTCGGGATTCTATCGCATAATAAAACCACTGGATATTATGTTATTATTTTTATTCAACAAGTAAAAGATAACACTGATGAAAAAACATAATATGAGGCTCCATAAGAAGCGATAGTTAGTAATGGTAATCCGATTTCTTCGGTATGCACCACTGCCAGACCCTGATGTACCCGGATGCACACCCAGGGACTGAAAATAAATTGCGTTTGCTACGAGTCTTGGTGTGGACGACTGAGTTACTCCGGGTGTTGGTAGTCGGTATTGATACGAGTGTAGTGGACTGCGTTACTCCGGGTGTGGTCGACCCGCCTGTTCTGGCTTCATCACGATACGGCCTTTCTGCATCTGTAGATGAATTGCCATCGACTCCATCCACGGCTCTACCCGATAACGTCAGCTCCTGAAAACATGAACAATAACGTCATATTGCTTCACATCGCATGAATCCGAAATCAAAAGCTAGAATGCACGGAGTATTTACACGTTGTTGAGGTGTGTGCCGTGGGCTGTGGGAGAGCATGGAGAGCTCGCGGGTCAAAAGCATCAAACGTCACGTAGCCTATTTGCATGTATAGTTGGCTCCTCCATTATCTGGTTCACGTTGCTAAAGTATTCCATAAGTCACGAGGTCGAACGATTTGTCGATAAGAGTCGTAGGAATGATAAACTCACGTTCAACAGTCCGTGCTTCACGGTAAATACTGCCAGCAGTATCGCCAGCCCTAGCACCGCTGCAATCAGCATGATCAGCAAAACCTTCATTGAAACCGTCATTTTCTGATTGGCTGTCTGTGAAAGAAAACAAATACATTATACATTCCCGTGAGAAATACCTACTCCATATTCCTCGGTGGAACATAGAAGACAGGTTCGAAGTGAGAATCTGCAGGGAATCGTGATACATACCATATTGAAAGAATCCAAAGACTGAGGTCTGAGTAGAGACATGTGAACACCGTCGTTTCTGTAATGATACTCTCATAAACAACGCGACGTCGGACTATTTATACCAACTGCTGTAGACCAATAGAGTTATTGCCAACTTAATGTGATTTATTTGGTTGTTTACATGCCACCTGTTTCTAATTTAGCACACTGTTGTCATCGTTCATAATATAGAAATAGGTTTTAACAAATGGCGTAGGCAACGGGATCAATGTGCCGATGTGATCGAAACACTGATTGTTAAAGTACAACAGTTCAAGCTGTGCTGAACGATCAGGAGTGCACAACTCCTCATCTCCCTAGAAATATTACTGCAACCGTCACGTACGATGTGACAAACAATCAGTTAGGTTTGCGGTACATGATG